TACTACGTTATCTTTCTTCATGGTGCGTGTATCCTTTCCTTTTTTATTGGCCGGTCAACTGTCGCGAAACAATTAACCGGTGGATACACCACCTGTATTCCTAAACACAACTTTTAATTATATCTCAATTTCCGAAGGCAAGATTCCGGGCGTTCACTTTGACAAGGTTAAATTCAATGACCTTACAGATGATTTTCTGGCCGATTATCGCATTAACGGCAGAAAATCACTTAAACGCGCTGAACGCAGTGCAAGTCAATTAAAAAACTTCTTTGACGGTTACAAGGTGCCGGAAATAACGACACCGCAAATCCAAAGCTATATTGATAAACGATTAGAAGAAAAGAAAAGCAACGCAACAGTCAATAGAGAACTGGCCGCGCTCAAAAGGATATTGAATCTTGGATTACAACAGACACCGCCAAAGGTTGACCGGGTGCCGCATATTCCTATGCTGAAAGAAAACAATGTCAGAAAAGGATTTTTTGAGCATGGAGATTTTATAAATTTGCGCGAAGCATTGCCGTCATATCTCAAAGGCTTTGTAACATTCGCATATAAAACAGGCTGGCGCGTTTCTGAAATTACCAGCTTAACATGGTCACAAGTTGACCTTGAAAAAATTAAATTGTTAGACTGGAATCAGGCACAACAAGGAACAATGAAGCCCGGACAGTTTATCTTGATGATGAACTGAAGGCCGTATTCCTTAACCAAAAAGCGCGGTAAAAAGAACTTGGCAAGATTTCGCACTATGTTTTTTTGAATGAATCAGGAACCGACAAGATCAAAGCATTCAGGGGCGCATGGTCGAAGGCTTGCACTGATTCTAAAATCGGAAAGAAATTGTTTCACGATTTCCGGCGAACGGCTGTAAGGAACATGGTGCGGGCGGGTATTCCTGAACGTGTTGCGATGATGATTTCAGGGCATAAAACAAGATCAGTATTTGAATGTTATAATGTAGTATCAGAAACTGTAAGGGGGAAGGTAATCGGAGACAAAGGACTGGTGCGGGAAGGTATGGACTTTTAGTGGACTAATGTTAGACGTATGATGGTTATTTATTAATTAATATAAGAGTTTAAATTTTTTGGCCGAAAATTTTGGCTATTTTTTTTATTCTGCCGGTTCGGAGTTGTCTCATAATAGGTTCATCTGCAACCCTGTGGATAGAGCAATGCAAACGGAGACAAAATTATCCTTTACAAACGGGACACGACCATCCAGATTTACCACCATCAAGAATCGTATAACGAAGTTCTGTATTCCCACATTTTGGGCATGCATTTATTTTTGATACGGTTGGTTTTTGCACGATAGTTTCTAATTGAGAATTGCAATACTTACATTTTTTTGCATCATATTTAATAACTTCAGAACAAAAAGGACAATTCTTTGTTGTTTTACCATTTGCAATTGGCGGTAAAAGAACAACTAATAAAGAAAAAGGACCTATAATAAAAGATGACAGTCCCCATCCGAATTCACTGCGTCCTTTATTTTTCGCGATCACACTGGATATTCCGGCGCAGATCACAGCAAGAATGAACCATGATAACATATTTCACCTCTCCAGTTCCCTGGCATACCATATAACTTTGCCGTTAATGATTATCTTGTCTGCATCAATTTCCTGCGGCTGATAATGTTTATTATCACTAATAACATGTATTTTGCTGTCCTGGTAGAGTAAATGCAATCGCTTAATTAAAATTTCATGATCAATAGAGATGGCATAGATGCCGCCTTGCGACGCAATGTCGGTTTTGGAATGATCTATTAAAACAAGATCACCGGATAACAACGTTGGTTCCATACTGTCGCCACTGACCTTGATCAGGGACATATTATTTGGATCCCCTTTCTTCTGCAGCCACTCTTTACGAAAGGATAATAAAACATCACTTGAATTATCAGGCGATAGACCACCGCCCGCGCTGATCCGTCCATTAACCTGTTTTATAAAAACATACTTATCTGAATTATACCCGGCCATAATTTCACGGACACCGCTAAATTCTTCGGCACCGCAAGTTTCCGGATACTTTTCGCGCGCTCCAGGGTATGGTTCACCGCGTCCAGAAATCAACCATTCACCACTAATGCCAAAGTTTTCAACGATACCAGCAAGGACGGTGCCTTTAAAATCGCCCTTCCCCTTACTATATACTTGAATTGTGTTTTTATTCGAACCCAAAATTTTACCAAGAGAGATGTTATTTAGGTTTTTTTCTCGTTTGATGTAATTAATTACCCATGAAATTCTTTCTTCAAAGCTCATTTTTTCCTCTTTTTGAGGTTGCATAGTCGGTGCCGACTATGCAACCAACTATGCAACCAATATTTTACTTAATCATTTCATATATTTAATATAAATTAACCATTATTTTACTATGCAACCTAATATTTTCCTTGACATGGTAAAATATTAGTTTTATAAGCATATACAAAAAGCATAACAAAGGAACACAAAAAAATGAAACATTCTCCGATAACAAGAAAAATCAAGAACTGGACGCGGCAGGAAATACAGGAAGCGATCAATAAGAGTTCTGTTAATCAGGCGGCCATCGCCAGAGAATTGAAAATTAATCCCGTGACGGTAAGTGATGTCATCAAAGGGCGCACCAATTCTCAACGCGTGCATAGAGCCATTGCGGAAGCCATAGGCAAAGACATTAAAGAAATCTGGCCGGAAATTTATTTGTATGGCGAACCGAAGCGCGGACGCAAAATGGTTCATTGGACTCGCGAGGCGTCGGCACAAGTTTAAGAATTGATTTTTCATGGTTGTACTCTAACCCAACTTAAAAGGCTTTTCAATGGCTAAGTTGAAACAAAAATTAGACTCCAGACAAGCATCCCTTTTCGATATCCTAAAAAGTTACCAGGAAGAAAATATGATCTCGCGACCGGCAGGAAGTTTCGATATCGACCGTCAACTGAGGGCCGCTATCAGTGAGGCATTAAAGCATTGCGCACAATCGCGCTGGCAGGTGGCGGCAAGGATGTCGGAATTGACCGGGCAGGAAATCACCAAAGCAATGCTGGATAGCTGGACGGCGGAGTCCAAAGAGAATCACCGCTTTCCGGCAATTTTTTTGCCCGCGTTCTGTGAAGCCTCCGGATGCAATGAACCTTTAATAATGATGGGCAAGTTAGTCGGCATGTTCGTTATGCCTGGGCCGGAGGCATTGAGGGCGGAAATCCAGCGCCTTGAGGAAGAAATCACCAAAAAGCAAAACGATAAACGCAAACGCGTGATGTTCCTGAAAGAGATGGAGGGATAACGATGGCGATTTTAACAAGAGTGGACAAAGCGGTTAATTGGTTTGAACGGCTGGATAGTCCAGTAGTTAAAACCTTGATTTTAGTTTTTTTGTTTTTTGCGGTCTGTTTTTTTGGAAGGGCAATCATTCATATTATTAATAGATAAAGGAATTGTAAAAATGGGCATGGATAAAACGTTTACATCAAAAGAAATAGCGCAAGCACTTAAAATTACACGTCAAGCGGTAGAAACAAGAGCAAAAAAAGAAAGCTGGTCATTTATAGAGGGTAGCGGAATGGGCCGAGGCGGCAAGACAAAGAAATATTCTATTTCTTCTCTGCCTGCGGATGTCCAGCATGCCATTGTATCTAAGGAAGGCGTTAATCCTGGGATGCTTCCTGCCCTTAAACCGTCCGCTGCCGCTTTAATGATCGATCAATACACCGGCGCGGATGAATTCCTGCAGACCACCATGTTAGATGTCGCGCAATCCATAGGACGCGCGTCCTACAATCCGGAAACCGCCATAAACGAACAGGATATGTCCGACCCGCGCATCGCTAAAATTCTGGCGATCCTGCGCGATGTGGAAGCCATGCCGCGCACCTGGACTAAAGGCAAACGCAAATGGGTTGAGGCCGTGGCCATGCGTCACAATGTTCAGTGGCAATCCATTTATCGTTGGGCCAAAAAGTATGAAAGCAAAGGCATTGCCGGATTGCGGCATACCAAATCCTATGCCGATGATCCACGCGTCTGGACGCCGGAGGCTGTTGAGTTTTGGGTTTCCCTTTGCGCAAAGCGGGAGCATCGCGGAGCGAATCGCGTTGACCTTTATAATAACTGCCTGGTCATTGAGGCGCAGCGGCGCAACTGGAACATCGGCGGACCGGCCTCGGCTAACTGGTGGTTCAAGAAAAAGTGGAATCCCGCTCTGGAAGCCATGCAACGCGGCGGAATACGCGCCCTGGACAATATCCTGCCGCCGATTTTACGAGACTATTCCGATCTCGCGCCCTTCCAGATCCTTGTCGGCGATCAACATCGCTTCGACCGATGGGTCATGGATGAAGAGACCGGAGAAATATTCAGGCCGGAAGGTTATCTTTGGCAGGATCTGCGCACGCGCGTCATTTACGGCGCGGCGGTTGACAAGAAATATGATGCCTGGCTGATCGGCCTGGCCCTGCGGATCGGCGTCTCCTACTTCGGCGCTTTCGGTTCGATTTATACCGATAACGGCAAGCCGGAAATTTCGCGCTTCGTCACATCCATCCTCGCAAATCTGCGCTCCAACGGCATGGAATGGGAACGCACCGACGAACTGATCACAGACACGCTGGATGTTGACGCCGAAGACATACATCCCTGCTGCACTATGCCGGGATCCCACAGAAAAGCCATTGTTAAAAACGCGAAAGCAAAGATGATCGAGGGAACCTTCTACCGGCTGGAAGAAATCATGGCCTCCGTCATGCTGCTGCCCGGACAAACAAAAAGAATGGGCGATGATATTCATTGGCAGGACATCGATCAACAGGAAGCGCAGCGGCTTGTCGAACAGGGTAAACTTTTAACCAGCCGCGAGTTTGCCATCGCCATGTATCAGGCATGCAACTATTACAATCAGAAAAAAACGCATCGCGGCGTGCGCGCAGAGTGGTCATGGAAGCCGAAACCTGCTGTTGCCACTCCCTTTGACTGCCTGCGCGCGTGCTATAATAATGATGGATGGAAGCCGCGCATGATGTCCAATGAAGCGGCGGACCTTCTTTTCCTCGCCCGCGACTCCCGCATCATTAATAAAGGAATGATTTCCCTTAATAATGAGTTCTATGTGGCCGACGCGCTCATCGAATTGCACAAACAGCGTGTCGATATACGCTATAACCCAATGACTTACTCCGAGGTTCATGTCTATCAGGGCGGGAAATACGTCTGCACGGCCTTCCCTGTTGAGCGTTCCAGCATGGTCAACACTGATCTGGCCTCCCAAAAGATAGCCGAAAAACGCGACCGCCGCCGCAAATTCGCCGAAGAATTCCGCAAGATATCTTCTATCGCGCCCGATTTCCGCCAGTATTCAACAGTTCCGCAGGCCGAACGCGTGGCCGCGTTGATCGGCACCGAAAAGAAACGCCGCGCCACAGAAAACAAGAAATACACCGAACCGATAACGCAGGAATCTCTGGATGCTGGCGTGATGATGCTTGAAGAATTGAACCGCATTCCCGCCAAAACAAACAAACCGCTCGCGGGACCGAGACCGTCTTATTTTGTTTCCGATTCAGATCGACATGATTACTGCATTCTCGCGTCGGTGGACGGAACAATCAGCGACGACGACCGCGCATGGATGGAGAATTACGAAGCGGCAATGACACCGGAAGCCCGCGATAGATGGGCGTTTGAGAGGGAATCACGCGCGGCGCAAGTGGCGCAATTATAATATGGCATAGGGGCGTTAGTAAGCCAAAAGTGGAGAAGGCACTCTATAAGAGAGAGACATAGGTTCGAATCCTATCGCGCCCACTGCCACCAAAAACCAAAGGAGGAGATCATGGGAAGGAAATTAACAAAAGAAGAAAAATCAATCATCGAAAAATATGGCCATTTATTTCAGAACACTGGCGGAAATGACATCATCGAATTTCTTGGACGCACGGATATAAATCCATTTAACAACATGGTGGCGTTCGTAATGCAGTCCAGTTTATTTACTCAACTTTCATTAATCCAGGGCCTGATTAAAGAAGGTTTTTTAGCGGCATAAATAACAGATTGCCACGCCGCGTGAGACGCGGCTCGCAATGACAAAACCAAAGGAGAATAAAGAATGAAACCGGATTTTATTGAGACTGCGAACACGAAAAAATTAAGTCAGATCTGCGATGAGTTGACCTCAACCACCTCACTGGTCGGTCCGTCGCTGGCGATGGTCACCGCGCCAGCCGGTCGCGGAAAATCGGAAGCGGCAAAGCACTACGCTGTAAACAGCGACGCAATCTACATCCCGCCCATGAATATCCGCACACCCGCGATGGTGTTGAGGGAGATAAGTTTTGAACTGGCCGGAATGCGCCCCGCCCGGACGGATGCCTGCCTGACGATCATCGGCGAAGAGATGGGCAAAAACCGCCGCCTTATTATAATCGATGAAGCGGATCTGCTGCAGATGGCTTGTCTGGAAATGCTGCGGAACGTCAACGAACGTTTCGCATGCCCTGTTCTTCTGATCGGCGAGGAGGAACTAAAAGGAAAAATCGGATCGCGCCGGAGACTGGCAAGCCGCATCCGCCGCCGTTTGGAATTCGGGGCAATCGAACAAAACGACATCGCCTATTTCCTCAAACAATCCCTGGGAATTAAAGCCAGCGCGGACGTTACATCCGTAATCCATCGTCACGCGCATGGAGACTGGAGGCCGGTACTGACTACGGCAATCAGCATCGAACGCGCCATGAAGGCAAGCAGCGTCAAGGATATCACCGTGGAGATGGTCAATGACATCATTAAAAATTCCTAAGACCGGCCTTGCCAAGTTGGCGGAGCAAACTGCGCTCCGAGCACTGCCACATGACTGTAACAAATGCGGCGAGAGTAGAGAGTATGCGCGGATCTATGGGTGTCCGGCAGGATTCGATGATTGTCCACATGACAAACAGAAGGGGAATCCACAGAATAAAGTTCCTAAGACCGGCCTTGCCGACAGGATGCGCGCATGGATGAAAGCGCGCACCGGCAACAAGACGCAGCGGCGTTTCACCATCGCGCAAATGTGCGAGGCTCTGAATGTTGAACCGGGCGAACAGCACGCGACCCTGGTCAATGCCCTGACTGATTTTATCCGGCGCAAAGAAGTGGAGAGTTACACAACAGAGAAACACAATCGGAGACAATATCTCTACGTCCATGATTGGCGAAAGGAATTGAAGGGAAAAATTAACCGTAAATTATTCAAGGCGATGTACGTGTCGCAGGATTTTACAGTCACGGATGTCAAACGATTGACCGGCCTTACCGACCGCAACTGGATCGACAAGGTTATACGCAAACTCAAAGAAGATAAACATGTGCAGCAGGTTTTCCGCCGCCGCTGCGCTCATGGAGCCGGTGCCGAAGCAGTCTATCACATTATGAACCGCGACAAATTTAAGTTGGAGTTGATGAAATGAAAGAAATAACCATTTGGCAAAAGATCGGTATCACTCACACTAAATTCATAATTATGCCTGATGGTAAACCTTTCCCGATGGATAATTTTAATCTTGCCGTCTCCTGGATGGAGCAAGGTTTATTAAAGGATCGCACAGAAATCTTCATCAAAGACATTATGGGGAATATGAAATGAATATTCAAACCATTCCAGGCACCGATTTTCCTTTTGCCGTCATCGAGCGCAAGGGTCCGCCCAAACTATTGACCACCAGGGAAACTAAGCAACGGCGCGGCCTACTGGCGAAAATCCATATAGCCAAACAGCAGATGCAAATCAATGAAGGCGAGTATGAAATGATCCTTCGCTCGTTTAAAGTGGCCTCGGCAGCCGACATGACCATCGAGCAACTGGAGGCAATGGTCAAGATGATGAAACACTTCGGATGGAAAGAGATCTCCCGCAAGAAACCGGGAATAAATCCTGACCAGATCATCGCCCTGCGCGCCCGCTGCGTCCAGGCCGCAAGGGAAATTCAAAACGGAGACAAACGGCTGGCAGGTCTGGCCGAGAAAATATGCGGCACCACGCAATTGGTCTGGTGCAATAGCGTGCCGAAATTGGAACGGCTTCTGGCCGTCCTGGGAAAAATTAAAATGGAGGATGAAACGCATGGAGAATGAAAAGAAACAGGTAATCGACACAGACGAAAACAGAAATCGTCTGCTTACTGAACTCAGCAACCATATCGGTGAAGTCAATGCGGTCAGCATGACGAAACTTTACGAGACCGTCTTTGATCGACCCTGGAATGATCGTGTCAATGATACCCGTCCATTGCGGAAACTCATAGAATTAATGCGCGATGAAGGAATTCCGATCTGTTCGGCAACTTCGAAACATGGTGGAGGATATTACATAGCGGCGGCAGGAAGTGAACAGGCTGAATATTTGCGTCGCGACAAATACCGTGCGCTTCGCATCCTTCATCGTGACGCGAAAATGCTTAAAACAACTCTGCCGAATTATCTTGGTCAACTCAAAATCGAAACGGAGGCGGGAACGTGAAGACCAAATACGGAAATGGTAATGGTGATCTAGCAATAGTGCGCGGGAATGCGGATATGTATCTGCGTGATCTATCCTATCATACTGTCGAACTTAATAATCTGCGCGCCGAGTATGAAGCGGCGATAAAAGAAGTTGATAAAAAATATATGCTCAAAATGGAAGCCTTTGAAGCATTAAAAAAAGGTTGTGAACTTGCGATCATGCAGACTATGAAATACGAAAAGAAAATCCTTTTCGACGGCACAGATGTTGTCAATCTGCCGCATGGTTCATTAATCCGTAACGTTGGCGATCACGTCACTATCCCAAAAACCGCACTGGAAGCCTGCAAGGAAAATAAATTTAACGACGTCATCAAGATTGTCGAATCATTGGATAGAGACGCCATTGAGAAATGGCCGGACGCCAAACTGGTGCTGATCGGCGCAGAGCGTAAGAAGAAGGAAGAGTTCAAGTATACGGTAAAGGATGAAAAGTAAAACGATGGAAGCAGATAAAATCAATTATTGCGACAAAGACGGCAACTGCACCGCGCCGGAAGAATCTGAATCTGGATGCAAACATTATAAACGCCAGTTCGGAACATTGATTTGTACATATCGCGCCTGGCAGGATTCCTGTTTGTCGCCAAATGCGTTGACGGAAAACACATGTACATTGAAAAACAAAACCGGAAAATAGCACAGTTGTTGATGGACCTGAATCACGATCTGGAGTTGAGAGAAAATCGTGAGATTCAGGTCAGTCTTCTGGAACTGATAGGCTATGCCATACTTGGAGTATTAGCCTTTATAATTTTTATGGGAATATTGAGAGCGTTATTGTGGAGATTACCATGATCATCAGAGATGGTTATCAACCTATTAAACAAAAACATGATTCTATACCACCGCAAGGCGGTTCCGGTGTGCCATTTAAAAACATAACCATGTCGCAGCAAGAATTCGACTGGTTGAAGAAACTGGAAAAGGAAGTTGATAAACACTGGGATGATCTGACCAAATGGGAAAAGACATTTACTGAGAATTTGCTGGAACGTTTCCGCCGCTATGGCATCAAGACAATGATCAGCAAAAGGGAATGGGAGATCATAACTGAAATATCAGACAAGGCGATTATGTAATGCCTGAATTAACCGCGTCACTGGAGAGGATCTGCGCGACGTGTGGACACTTCGACTGGAAACCCGGCAATCCGAATGGATGGAGATGGGCATACTGTAATTTAAAAAAGAAATGGTTCCAGGAGAGCATTGAAAAGCCAGGGGAACGAAAGGGATGCGAAGAATGGAATTAAAAATTAATATATCATTATCAGTTCAAGATATTATTGCCCTCCATGCAATGCTCAGCATGGGTAAAATGTTTACAAGGCCGAAGGAACGGGAACGTGTCGAAAATATATTACGATCGCTTTCTTATAAACTTAGAAAACGTGGTGTTCCAGAGGATGCCTTGCAACGATTAAGAAAACTATATGGGTGAGAATATGTCCAGAATATTTGACCATACTAAACAGTATGCCTGCACGGAAGTTTTCCGGTTGGAAGAGATACAGGCCACAATGGAGGAAATGGAAGAGTTTATTGAGCCGGACTCTGAACGCTTTCGCACAGCTCCACAAAGGTTATTCGCATTATCGAATAGCGCAAAAGATGCAATGGAAAAGATAAATGAATTTATAAAAAATCTTAAAGAACAGGATCGGCAGAAATGACAAGCGAAGACTGGCAGAGTGTTGATGAAGATCTGAAGCACCAATTCAGAACGGTACATTTAAAATGTGATGATTATGAGGTTACTCTGACGTTATGCCAGGTCGGCCAGTTCAAACTGGAAATTATCCCTTATGTGAACGGCTGGTTTAAGGGTGAGTGGTTCAAGACTGGCGCTATTTCTGAAGAAGCGCGCCGTTTCTTTCCTACGCACTTTATAAATCAATACTCCATGAAGGAAAAGAAATTCTGGTTGAAGACTCCGTTCGGTAAAAAATATTGTAGAGAGAACGGCATTAATCTTAACGCACGGAGAGAATACAAAGGATATTCATGGAATTCCTTCCCTGCGCTGAAGCGGCATTTCATTAAGAACAATAAAAACATTGAACTTATAAAAGGCATAACTCATGAAATTTCACTGCCCGTATTGTAGAAAGGAAATACACTTTATGGATATACAAATGTCGAAGGATTTGAATGCTGTTTTTAATATTCTGACATCGCCAACCATAGCCAAATATTCTAACACGATCATGTGCTATGTCTGCCTTTTTGAAGTGACGCCGTTTCATTTAAAGGCACCGAAATTCAGAAAGATTATGGAAGAGATGAAAAAGCTGTTCGATGCCGAGGCATTCAGTTTTCAAAAGAAGCAATATCAAATTACACATGCCGGTATTGTGGAGGCCCTCGATATCTGCATCAAGAAACATTTTGAACAGACGCTTGAAAATCATAATTACCTGAAGAAAGTCATGATCAGCATTGCCGAGCGCGAAGGAAAAGGAAAATCTATCCAGGAAGAAAAGGCTCTGCGCCAAAGAGAACAAAGCAACCTTCGCGGCGATGAGCGTCCGGATGTGCCGATTCCGCGCGGGCCGATTTATCGCGTTGATGAAGAGGTTAAACCCGGTAAACTGACGCCTGATCAGATCAAGGCGAATCAACAAAGAGCGCGCGATCTTGCTAATGGTGTATTTGAAAACAAAGAGGTTAAAAAATAATGGATTTCCGTTGTCCAAATCCTAAATGCCGGAAACTTCTCTTTCGCGGTGAATTGAATCAGGGAAAAATTGAAACGAAATGCCCGAAATGCGGAACGCTGTTGAAAGTTTCGGCGACAAATACAAAGGACACGGCTCAAGTGATCCTGCCAAAGGAGGTGAACACATGAAATAAAAAAATGATATTCAGTTCCATGTGGTATGGATGATCAAGTTTAAAGGGGCGGTTTTTCAACCGCCCTTTTTTTTGTCTTTTTTCAGATGTGAACTGTGCAAAATTTTTTAATATAGAATGTTTTAAAAATAAATGCAAATTTTTTCAAAAAAAGCTTGACTTTCCCTTTTGACTTTATTATTCTGCAACCATCAAGTTAATTGTTCTTTAGATTGAAAGCACGGCTAGACCGCTAATAATTGACCTTCCCTGATTCCGCGATTGCGGAAAGAGCGCCATGAGCGCCGCCAGAGAAGGAAGAGGCTCAAGAAGCCCGGCTCCGGATTAAATTCCGGCGTCGGGCTTTTTTTATTTCAGAGGAGGAGACATGCACTACAAAAATGGAAGAGAAGCAAAGGAAGGAGATACTGTTGTTAGCTGTGGAACCTATAAAAAAGTTGGCATCCTTTATAACGTGAATCAGCAATCAACCACATGCAATGGTCGACTTGCGACAATCTCAGAAAACGATGCTTACATCAATGTCGGGGATTGCCTTCACATCGATGATATTGCGGCGGCTGAAATCCCGAACGTAGCAGAGAATAAATAAAAGAAAGATTGCCACGCCGCGCGAGGCGCGGCTCGCAATGACAAAGGCGCAAATGAAGACGGGAACGGTTAAAAGGAAACAAGCCGCGAAACAGGCAAAACGGCAAAAGCGCAAGAGGAGGAAGTGAACATGAAAAATTTTAAACCATACGAACTGGTTCCCAAAGCAACCTATGAAAAAATGGGTGATGGCTCTCTTACTCTTTTTAAACCTGCGTTTCTTATTGCCCTGGATAATGTGGCTGATTTCTTCAGCCGGTATTACGGCTCCCATTGCCCGATTTTTATCAATGACTATTTTTATGGTGGCCAGAGGCAATATTGCGGATGGCGACCGGAAGAATGTTTTGACGCGGACGGCCATCCCATCGGAGCCGGGCATTCTCAGCACAAGGATGGCAACGCGGCGGATCTCCATTGCAAGATATATTCGGCGGAACAAATGCGCGAGATAGTTCTGGCGCATAAAGATGATCCGCTTTTAGAAGGCATAACGCGGCTGGAAGCCGGTGTTTCATGGATGCACATGGATAGCATGGTTTTACCTGCCGGAATAGCAAGAATTCATTTATTCAAAAGTTAAGGAGGAAGTCATGTTTAAATTGTTTTTAATTTCTCTCGTCATTTTGGCCATCGGCATTTTAATCGGAGCAGGCGGTTGTTATTACGCTCTCCGGAATAACCCGGCAATCAAAACTAAACTGGATAAAGTCAACGATATTTTAGCGTCAGGGAAACTTGACGAAGATACACTGGCGAAATTGAAGGACGCAATCAAATAAAAAACTCCTTTGGAAAGGTTCCGGGCGGATGGGATGCGGGACGCCGCCCGGAACCGAAACAGAAATAACATGAAAACAAAAACCAAAATCATAATTGCACTCGTAGTAATACTGGCGGTTATAGCCCTGATCTCGGCAATCTATGCCTGGTTCAAACCGGCTCCTGGTATTACTCCCAATTTTACACCCGCTCCGCAAATGAAATCGGCGACAAATATTCCAAGAGAGGCAATCCCGGTTAAGCAGATTATTGTTCTGAATAAAAAAGAAGCAGTTAAAAAATTAAAACTTCCGGATGAAATAGCCAATGATGACACAAAACAGGTTCTCGCAACAGGAACAATACCGGCAACATCAGAAACCGGAAAAACCGATATCATTGCTGCGTTTGATGAAAAGACTCAGGAAACAAAAATAGAAACCAAAGAGGAACCGCACTCTTTTTTTGCTTTGGAAAACGTCAAAGCAATAGGTCTGCGGTATGGCTATTGCTTCGGTTCGAATTACCTCAATAACACGGAAGTTGATGTCTATGGGCGATGGGATTTCTTAAGAGTCGCCAGTTTGCACGCAGGAATATATGCGGAGGTTAATTCCCATGCAGACGGGAAAGCCATGATCAGCGTGGAATATCGATGGTAGGAGGCGAAGATGGACGGAATTCTCTTTAAAAAAATAAATGAAATAATGACAAAAATATTCGGCAGCAGTTGGCGCACAAGTTTTTACGGACTGCTGACGGTTCTCCCGCAAGTGGCGGGACAGATACAATCCTATATTGCCAGTTTCGGTCTCTCGGCAAAGATACTCAATTTAACATCTCTATTTTTCGGAGTCCTGACGGTTCTTAACATGAAGGACAGACAGGTTACAGGCGGAAAATATAAGAACGATAATTAAGGAAATACTTAATGGACGTATTCGACCGGGCGCAGGAAAATGATGAGTTGTTCAGGAAAAACGCTTTGAATAAACAATTAGAAAAAACCCGGTCTCTGCTTTCTTCCGCAATCCCGACAAACAGGGAATGCGAAGACTGCGGAAAGCCGATCCCGAAGGCCAGATTGAAAGCAAATCCAGCGGCAATTCGATGCGTGCCGTGTCAGACAAAATACGAGCGAAAGGAATCATGACGCATGGGGCCCTTAAATTTCACGGATATTTTAAAAATCATCGGCGATTTCGGAACTCTCGGATTGGTTATTTATTTATGGTGGGCGGATAACCGGCGCATTGCAACCGTCATGGATCAAAATAAGACGGACATGAATCTTGTCTTCGAGCAATATAAAAAAGACATGATCGAGCAACGCGAAATGTATAAATCCAATGTCTCCCTCTGCAAGGATTTTGCGAGTGTTACGAATGATTTACGGGACATTGTCACTTTGAATATCCAGACCATGACGGAATGCAAGGATTCGATAGATCAAAATCAATATTGCCCTGTAATCCGTATCAGCAAGAAAAAAGCCAGGGTTGCTCTTGAGACACTTGAAGACGGAGGATGATAGATGACTGAGCATTTAAAATATCTGGGCAGACGCCAGGAACTGGAACTCGCAAAGAAGAAAGTAATAATCCGCATCAACGGTCTTATTAACAATATGCGCGATGCCCTTGATCCGTTGACGCCGGTTGCTGAATTAAGAACCGACGCCGTCGCGGAATGGGCGATTGATCTTGCCGATGCCAAAGACCGTTATGCCGAGATTTTAAACGGCTTGAAACAGATTGAGGACATTTTAGGGAAGTAATAATGGCTAAAGAGATTGATTGGGATATTCGCGAGAAGGCCGAAGAACTCTACATTGTCGACGGCCTGACCTTTGAACAGACGGCAAAGCAAACCGGTGTTTCCGTCAATCAATTGAAAAACTGGTCTGCAGCGGAAGGCTGGCGGGATAAGCGCGAGGAATACCGCACCGCAAGAAAGAACATCAAGTCAACGTTGATGACGCTCCGGCAGAATATGGCGAAAGAAGCGGCAGATTCCAAAGATCCGCAAAAGGTATTTGCTTTTATTCGTCTCGAGGCGCTCGCGGATAAAAAAGAAAGAAGGCAGGAAAGCGCGTCCCTGAAAGTGGATCGCCCGGCCCTGTTCATGGAAGCGATAGAATTTATCGCGACCTATTTGAAAGATAATGACCCGGAAGGTTTAAAAGTCCTGGGAAATAATTTTGACGGTCTCATCGAGACTTTTAAGGCGAAACATGCGCAAGCGACCTGAGATAACAGAGAACAAATTCGATCAATGGGCGGAAGACCTTCGCGGGTGGATCCGCAAGAGCGTTTCTCCGTTTGAAAATGACACGCCAAAGAAGCAAAAGGAACGCAAGGAGAGGGCTTCCTGGGATATTCTTTACTTTTTCAAGACCTATCTGCCGCATTATTTTACTGTTGACTTCGAGGATTTTCATGAGGACTGGGCAGAGGTATCAAATATCAGAGGCGATATATGCTTGGAAGGCGCGCCGCGCGAGCATGCAAAATCAACCTTCTTTTCCTTCGGCGTTCCCATCCACGATATTGCCTATGCCCTGCGGCATTTCATCATTCTGATATCCGACAGCAACGATCAGGCCACCGGTTTTACAGTTCCCATTCGTCTTGAATTGGAAGAAAATCCACGGCTCCGGCACGATTTCGGAGATTTTCAAAGCGCATACGGTCGGCGCAGCATTACATGGAAAATGAATGATTTCACGACGGCCAACGGCATTCGTGTGCTGGCACGCGGACGCGGAGAAAAAGTCCGTGGTTTGAAAAATATGCAATACCGTCCCGACCGAGTTATTGTGGATGATTTTGAGAATGATCAGAATGTGCGCAATCCCAAACTGGTTAAACAGGGTATGGATTGGTTACTCACTGCCGTCCTGGGATCTCTCGCAGACGATTATTCTTTTACGATGGTCGGCAATCTGTTTGCCTCCCGTTCTATTCTCGCGCAATTAATCAAAGAAAAAGATCCCGAAACAAATAAGCCGCTTTATATCAGCCATGTTTATGACGTTATCCGGGAAGACGGCACTCCGTTGTGGCCCGCGCTGTGGCCGATGGAAAGAATTGAGAAACGGCGGCGGCAGATGGGCACAGTCCGTTTCAACAAGGAAATGCGCAACCGCGTGGGCGCGGAGGAAAGCCCGATCAAGGAAGACTGGATTGTTTATATCCCGCAGGAGGAACTCGCACCGGATATCTGGATAAAGAAACATTTTGTCGTGTCGTCATTTCTGGATCCTTCCGGGAAAGGAACGGAAACGTCAGATTTCAAAGCCATCGTTACAGTCGGACAATGTGTGGAAACATCCGTTATCGACACGCTCAATGCGTGGATTCGTCACGCGACGGTGAATGAAATGTGGGCGCAGGTCTGGAAGGTCGATGAAGAATTCCATTGCGGCATGGGCGTGGAAATCAACATGTTCCAGGACTTCCTGATTGATTCTTATACCAACTACGCGGAAAGGGCTAACCGTTGGGTGAATATGAAAAAGGTAAATCACTCCACGGAAAAGATAGCGCGCATCATTAACCGCATTTCACCTCTTTGCGAATTTAGAAAACTCCGTTTCATCAAGGGTAATTCCGATCAGGATCTTCTTGTCGAACAATTGATTTATATCATGGATGAAAATGTCAATGACGACGGGCCGGATGCTTTGGAAGCGGCAATAAGCCAACTTGGCTCAGGCGCGGTTTGTATCGGGCAGAATCCGGCGAAGCACGAATCGCCGATGGGTCGCGGCGGGATGTCACATCAAAAGGGCGGATTTTTCGGACGGTTTGGAAACAGGATAACGATGAACGAGAGGGCGTCTTAATGGATATTCGTGAAATCATAGCAAAGAAACTCGCGCCGGGATTAAAGACTAAAGATGAAGTCGGCGTGGCAATGGCTGAGTTAAGCCGATTGATGAGCGTGGAGACTAAAAAAACGGTCGATGAGGCAATTACCAAAGCAAAAATGGATATCCCGATATCCGTCAATTATGATCCGAAAAATGAAGGGTATCGCCTCGCATCCCAAAGCATTTATACCCGCAATCTGATGCCGGTACAGCAGCAGCGGATGTTTGAGATATGTTATTTCATGCATGATTCCTCAGCCATGTTTAAACGCCTGGCACAATTGGACAAAGGTTTTCTCTTTTCAGGTCCGATCAAAATAAACACCAGTGATGAAAATGTGCAGGCTGTGATTGATCAATTCTGGAATGATCCAGAGAACAACATGGCGATGAATTTCCCCGAAAATGCAAGATGGTTGTCAATTCTCGGTGAGCAATGCTGGCCGGTGGAAGTCAATCCCTATAATGGTTTTGTACGATTGGGATATCGCGATCCCGCTTTGATTAAGGATATCTGGGTCAACCCACTCAAACCCGAACAACTTATGCAGGTGGAAATGATGGGTCTAAATGGCCGAACCGGCGATAAATTAGCCATTATTCGAAAGGATTACAATATCAGTTCCAAAACCTACAACCGATTGGTCGGAGATTGTTTTTTCTTTGCCATCAATAAACCGCGTAATGCTGCGCGGGGCCGGTCCGATTTCATGACGCTGGTGGACTGGATAGATTCCCTGGAACGATACGGCTACAATTATCTGGAACGGGCAGAGTTAATGCTGAATTTTGTTTGGGACATTACCCTCAAGGGAATGAACCCCGATCAGATCCGTGATTTTCTGCGTGACAATCCGCCTCCCGAACCGGGATCCCAGCGGGCGCATAATGAACAGGTTACCTGGCAGGCCGTGTCTCCCGATCTGAAAGCAACAGACTTTAAATCCGGTTTTGAGATGGGAAAATCCTTCATCATGGGCGCAGCGGGAAGGCCGGATAGCTGGTTTGGATCAGGCGGCAAGATGTATCAGACGGAAGCGGATTCCGCCCTGCAGGGACCAATCGCCGATCTGGAGCAACGGCAGGAATATCTTAAGTACCAAATCAGGATGGTTATTGAATTTGTAATCGATCAGGCAGTTATTCACGGCAAGTTAACCCCGGCACAGGCAGAATCAAAGTTTACAATCACCATGCCGGAAGTATCAAAGAAGGATGTAGCTAAGATGGGTACTGTCCTTCCGCAACTGACAACGGCATTAACCGTGGCAGTGAGCGATAAGTTAATACGAAGGGATACGGCAATTCAACTTTTCTCTTTCGTAGCCGGATATCTCGGTTACGATATTGATCCGCAGGCGGAGATCGATGCGGCAAACGCAGTGCCGGACAATGCGACAGATTATGAAGCGTTACTGAAGAAAGCAAAGGATCAGGCAAATGGCGCTCAAGGATAAGTTCGACAAAAAGGTAGAGGAATTAATCGCGACGGCCGAACAGATGACCGATGACCAGGTTGTCAAGGCAATCCAGTTTTTGGACCGGGCGCGCAAGGAAGTGGCCGCTACGGTCGGAACTACTGATTGGCAGCTTTATCATCTCCCGCAACTAAAGACGGCCATCGAAAGAGCCATGCAGGAATTCGCTTCAAAATACGGCATCGAATTGACCCGCGATCAATCGCAATTCTGGAACTTCGGCCAGCAGATGATTGATGATCCGCTTCGGACGGTCGGCATCATGGCGGCGATCCCGGCGATTGATACCACCATTTTCGGCGCGATGCAGAATTACTCGAAGCACCTGATTGATTCCCTGGGCGCGGACGCAACAAATAAAATCTACAGCGAATTTGCATCGGGATTGATCGGGAAGAAAACACCGTTCGAAGTTATGAAGGCCGTGGGAAACAATCTCAACGACAAAGGGATATTTTCTTCCATCGCGGCGCGGGCGGAAATGATCACGCGGCAGGAATGCGGAACGATTCTGGAGAGAGCAAGCCAGGAGCGCATGGAAGCAGCAATGAAGGTGGTACCGGGATTAAAAAAACAGTGGAAGCATGGAAACTCAAAGATTCCGAGATTGCCGCATCTGGCGGCAGAGGGGCAAACCCGTGATGCGGATAAACCGTTTCATGTCGGCGGCGAAGCATTGATGTATCCGCGCGATCCGGCAGGATCCCTGGGCAATATACTGAATTGTTCATGTTTCATGGTGCCATTTATGGACAATTGGAGTGAGTTAGAACAGGCAGCAGCATAGAGCCATAAAAAGTGAAAGGTGAATAGTAAATGAAATTTATAAAGAAACCAGTTGAGATTGAGGCAATCACTTTTGAAGAATTCGTAGAATACGGAAAAAAGAACAGTAGCAATATTGTAAATGGAATGCCGTGGTCTTTTGATTACGAAGGTCATGCCATAACTCACGAGAATGATCAGTGTTATCTTATCCCGACATTAGAGGGCATCTTTAAATTCACGCCAGATGACATGTTGATTACTGGAATCAAGGGAGAAATCTATCCCTGTAAAATAGGTATTTTTAAAGAAACTTACGAACAGATTGATAAATCATAAACTGGATTCCCGCCTGCGCGGGAATGACAACAAATAAAAAATTTAAAAATAGGAGGAATGAACAATGGCAAAAGGCGATGGAAACACAATCGGAGACAAATTAATTGCAGCGGCCCTTGATGCTTTCAACATCGACCCGAAATTTGTAGCGGGAAGCCGCTATGACGAAGTAACCGGCGAAGCGGTTATTGTAACCAACGGCGGGACAAAAGTACGGTTCAAGGATGGCGATAAACCGGAAAAGTTGAGCACCGTCGCTATCACCGGCATTAATCCGGCACCGAAGAAAAAACCCATAACCGGCGCGGGAAAATAAAAAAGCCCTGTGAATTGTAAAGGGTGAAAGGTGAAAGCAATGAAAAAAACACAAACTGAAAATGGCACTGCGTATCCCGCAACGGCTTATCTCTATGTTCCGGATCCGGCGACGCCCAGCACATGGAAACTGCGCTATAAGAATTTTGTCGACGGGAAATTGCAAATTGATCCGGAACAATTAGGCAAAGCCGTTGCCGCGTTTTCTCCGGGAGGATTCCGGGGCCAGAAAGTGGACATGCCGGAAGCGGATAAGACAAAAGTTCTGGCAAAAATTAAAAGCATCTATACCAAAACGCTAAAGGTCAAAGAAGCCGACATGCCGGAAACCCTGCGCTCCACGCAGGATATGAGTTTTTCCGATATCCGAAGCGCCTTGTGGGATGCCATTCAGACTTTAACTCCTGATTCGATCTGCATCGAAGATGTTTATCCGGATTATGTGATCTATTCCCTGGGAGACGATTATTTCAAACGCTCTTATGCCGTTGACAATGGCGAAGTCACGCTCGGCGATGATCCGGTGGAAGTCGAGGAGACCTGGCAGGAAGTGCAGGTTTCACAGGACGAGGAATATCCTCTGGTCGTCAGAATGGCGCAGTCCAAAAATCCGGAGGGAACGGAATGGGAAGTTGATATCTGCGAACCGGGAAAAACAAAAAATGGTTTTTTCATGTCGCCGGAAATGCTCGGACGTGCTGATACGGCAAAGGCTTTTGAAGGTCTTGATGTCAATATGTTCGAATTGCCGAAGGGTGTCACACATGTTCCTCCGGAACTATTCGACATAAAATCGTTCCTTGTGAAAAATAAGATCGGATGGCTCGACACGGTAAAATATGTTTCCGGAAGAGGATTGACGGGAATCGTGCATTTTCTGGATTCGGCGAAATGGCTCGGCAAAAATATGCTGGCCGCGATGGATAAGGGAAAGAGTGTTTACGGTCTGTCATGGGATGCAATGATTCGCGGAACGAGAGCGGTCATCGCCGGGCAGACAGTGATTAATATTGATGGCTTCAATCGGGCAGATTCGCTCGATGTTGTAAGCAGACCCGCCGCAGGCGGAAAATTTATCAGGGCAGTGGCAGGCTTGCCTTTGGCCCATAACGAGGAGGATGATTCTATGAAACAGCTTTTAGCAATTATTAAGCAGAAAAGACCCGACCTCCTGACGGGGAAGGATGAGGCTACCCTGACCAATCAGGACATTGAAGCGTTGGCCCGCATGGCGATGGAACCGCCTGCAGGCGGCGAAATCGACAAGGATAAACTTGTCACAAAAGACGAAATGGCAATATTCCGCTGCGAGATGGCGCTCGACAAGAAACTGGCGGATGCCGATCTGGGTTTGCCTGCCGTTTCCGTGGAACGCATCAGAGGGCAGTTTGTAGGCAGAGTATTTCAGGACGCCGATCTGAACACAGCCATTGCCGCTGAAAAGGATTATCTGGCCAAGATCAACACATCGCAGAATATTGCGATGGTGGGCGCAGGCACGATTTCCGGCGGTCTCGGTTCCTTCGACCGCGCCTGCATGGCTGCGGACAAGATGTTCGGCCTCAATAAAGCCGAAATGATTCGTCTGGCGCAGTTAACCAGGCTGGATCATAAACCGTATTTTGAAGATGTCCGGAGCGTCCAGGATTATGACGATTTTGATAAGGTGCCCGCATTCGGAAGTCTCCGCGAGATGTACACCTATTTCACCGGCGATCCGGAAGTAAGGGGCACATTCAATCGCAAGGCACTCTCTCCTGAACTGCGCGGCAGCATGGATGTAAACAGCGGCACGTTTACCTATGTCCTGGGAAACACTCTGGGCCGTAGGTTGGTGCAGGTATACAAGGCCATCGCCTATCTAGAAGAGTTGCTGATTTCGGTTAAGAAACCTGTCAAAGATTTTCGTACTCAGGAAGCGGTTCTTGTCGGCGGTTTCTCTGATCTCGCCACGGTGGATCCGGAAAGCGGAGATTACACGGAAGTTGCCGGTGTGACGGATGAAGAATCTAGTTATGCTGTCGGGCAGAAGGGCAACATCCTGACCATTACCCGCAAGACCATCATCAACGATGATATTAGTATCATCCAGAGATTGATTGACGGTCTGGGCCGCGCGGCACGGCGCACCCATGCGAAGTATGTCTGGAATATGTTCATAAATAACGCCAACTGTTCGGACGGCACGGCCATTTTTACGGTCGGCCATAACAATCTGGGAACTTCGGCATTGACCTTTTCCACGGCATTGACGGCTTACAAAGCGTTGGGCAGCATGACGGAAAAGGATTCCGGGGAACGCATCGGCCTGCTTTCCGATCCGAGCGTGAAACCGAATCTGGTCGGGCCGATTGATATCATGGAACTGATCAATAAAGTCGCCAATGACGATTTCTATTATTCCAGCAATGATCTGACCACCAAAGTTTCCAATACCTTAAAGGGCAAGGTCAATCCCGTTATATGCCCGCTCTTTACCGATGCCAACGATTGGGGCCTGCTGCTTCCGCCTCAACTCATCGACATGGTGGAAATGGGTTATCTCAACGGGCGCGAAGATCCGGAATTGTTTGTGGCCGACATGCCGCAGAGCGAACAGGTTTTCGTGGCTGACAAGATCCGCCACAAGATTCGCCATGAATATGCCGGAGCATGGATTGATTACAGAGGCGGTTATAAAGCACAGGTATAGTTTTGATTCAATGAATCGTTGAAACCAGGGCGGGCGATCCGTCGCCCGCCACATAAAAGAATATTTCGGAACGAGGAGGATTTTAAATATGAACAGGTTTTTAAAACCAAAAGTAATAGCATCGATGTTGTTTGTTTTTATCATGGCAATGTTTGTCTGCGTGGTTTACGGCGGTAGTTTCTGGCAGGTAAAAAACGCGCGTTTTTCCGGCACTGCAGGTGAGACGCTCACGGTCGGGCAGGTTGTCTGCATCAAGGCATCGGATAATAAGATTTACAAGGCCAAAGCCGATGATGCCAGTTTGCGACCGGCTGTAGGGGTTATCGGCAAGGGCGGCACGTCCGGCGCTCTTGTTGAAATCGTTACAGACGGGATAATCGCCGGTATGTCCAACGCGACGCCCGGTGGAAGATTGTATCTCGATACGACAGCCGGTGGAATAACCACATCCGCGCCCAACGCTCCGCAGGTAATCGGTTTCGGATTGCCGGGGAGCGCGGCGAATGTGACCACAACTTATAAAATACAAATGTTTTTGGCCGCAAACGCACTTCCCGGCTACTGACCATCTTTTCCTCCAGAGAATCGGCGCAGGGCGATCTGCGAAGGCGGCTTGCGCCGGTTTTCAGGGCAGTTTTAAGAGTTAAGTGATTAATTTATAACTTAAAACTTCCGTGAAAACCGCCTGTAAAGACTAAAAAACAGGCTTTTAGAGGGATTAAAAAATGCAAAAACGGTTTAAATGGCCTTTAAAGCCACTTTTTCGGGTTAGGACGATAAAAGGGGCATGCCAGGGGGCCAGAATTGAAAATAGGCCATGTTTTGCCGTTCTGATGGCAGGAATTTGCAAATTTTAGACCCTGATTTCTCCGGTTTTTAATTTCAGGAGCATTTTTTGAATCGCTTAAGGGCAATTCAATTTAAGGAATTTTGGTATGGCTGGAATAGATTCTTACGTAAAAACCATGCTTCACATGGACGGGACAAATGATTCGACGACATTTACCGACAGTGAAATAACTCCTAAAACTTTTACAGCAAATGGAGCAACTATTAGCACCGCGCAATCAAAGTTTGGTGGAGCATCCGGAATATTCAGCGGGTCATCAAAATTTATATCAGTGCCATACAGTGCAGATTTTTCAGTCGGTTCGGGAGATTGGACTGTAGATTTGTGGGTATATTTAACAGGCACCGGTGGAAATTCATTACTCTGGTTGGCCTATGGCAGTGGGTCATATTCTTTCCTAAATCTCAATATGGCAGGTGCTACTCTTAAACTTTATCAGTCATCAAATGGAACTTCCTGGAATATTGCCAGCGGAGTTACAATAGGAACTCTCAGTGTCGGTCAATGGTACCATGTGGCCGTTTCAAGAACGGGAAACACTGAATATTATTTCTTAAACGGAACTTTAATTAATACTATCAATGTGACAGGAATTACATTCACTCCTGATACAACAGGTGTATATATTGGCGGTTATACCGGTCAAACATCGGCATGGTATTTGGAGGAAGTAAGATTTTCGCTGGGCATAGGCCGATGGACAAGCAGTTTTACTCCCTCAACTTTGCCCTATTCAACTTTCCCTATAGCTAACCTTGACTCTTTAATCCAAAAAGCAGGAATAACAGATGTTGTTTCTCTGGATTCGAATATTGCAAAAACAAATATAATCTCAGCATTGCTGGATTCCTATCTGAAGAAAGCAGGAATCGCTAAAACACTCAGTCTTGATTCTTATATTAAAAAGTCGAAAATAATGACGGCATTGCTGGATTCCTATCTGAAAAAAGCTGGAATCACGGATGTCGTTTCACTGGATTCGTATCTGAAAAAACAGGGCATAAACCAAACAATCGTTCTCGATAGTTATTTGCAGAAATTAGGTATCGCAAAAACCATCTCCATTGATTCCTTGATTCAGGCAACTAAAACAGGAACGATCAGCATTGATGCATTTATCGCCATTACCCGGCACGTTAGTCTGTCTTTAGACGGTTACATTCGGATCGGTAAAATCACCTCCGCCGAAGTTGACGCTCTGATTGCGGTATCGACAGCGAAATCGGCTAATCTTGATGCCTTTGTACAAACCCGGAAAATCTCTTTTGCCGATATTGACGCTTTAATCCAAAAAGAAAAAACATCGTCTGTCAGTTTTGATTCGATGGTGCAGCAAAGTAAGCAACTGACCATTTCGATGGACTCTCTTATTCAGATGGCTAAGGCCGGGATTCTTGATATTGATGCTTTAATCGCGGCCAGGAGAACAGGCGTTGTATCTCTTGATGCAATTATCTACAGCGGCGCCACTTATACTATAGGCTCTCTTCTGGATGCGTTTTTGCAGAAGGGTTACAATACCAATACCGCTCTTGATGCCTTGTTGAAATTCACAAAAAGCAGCTCTATCAGCTTTGATGCTTTTATAATGATTTCTAAAGCGGAGGCCCTTAGCCTCGATGCCCTGCTGGCAATCGTCTTGTCAAAATCAATCAATCTTGATGCCCGGATCATGAAAGGTTTTACCCGGACCACGATCATTGACGCTCTGATTCTCCAGATTAAAGAGCGTTCAATCAGTCTGGATGCATTGCTGCTGATGACCGCTTTGCTTAAATCAACAAATTTAGACGCTATGCTGGCACAGACAAGGAAAGGCCAGGCATTGTTGGATGCTCTGATTTCGATCACTAACTGTAATCAAACATGGCTGGATGCAATGCTTTTGATGACTTACAGACATCAGACCTTGATGGATGCTGTGCTGGTAACATCAATAGATTTATGTACCACCAGACTTGATGCCCTGATAATTACTGCCGGTTATGTTGTTCCTCACCGGCAGAAAGTGACCGGCAATCAACGAGAAACAAGAATAGGAGCGCCACAAAAAAACAAGACGGTTTCAGCAAAACCGAAAAATAAAACCATAACTGCAAGTTAGGAGGCAAATATGAGCGCAACAATCCAGATTCAAGAAATGTCAGCCCTGACGACAGGGACAGATAAGACCAGCGGAACCGTACGATTCAAGGTAGCGGATAATGCGACGGTCGACGGGAATAATCCTATCGTCGTACCCGGATCAGGAACTGCATATAGTTACACCAAGAAACTGCGGGCTAAAATGACAGTCGCGCCCAATACCAATGTTTCCAATCTTCGCTGGTATGCAGACGGCGCAAATTCTTTCGGGACCGGAATCGGGGTGACCGTGAAGAACCTCGGTACCACATGGGCGGCGAATTACATCACGGCTCAAAGCGGCGGATCTGATCTGTTTGGTTATACATCAGCAGCTCCGCTCAGCGGATGCACAACGGACACCGGTCCGTGGCTTCCCGCAAGCAACGGTAATTTCATCGGCGATCTGATTGAATTACAGATGACCGTTGCCAGTACGGCATCAAACGGCGCTCTCTCAGCGGAAACTTTAACATTGGCATACGACGAGATTTAAAATGGATCCCAAAGATAATTATAGATGGGAAGCGGAAAATCCGGACGGCACTATCATTACTGAAGGCGGCGATCTTGCAGAGTGTGTCCGGTTTTCCCTGATTCCCAATAAACCTGACATGCCGCACCATGATGTTGTCGGCGTGGAAATGGTGCGGCGATTCTGCCGTGGTTTTATCCGTGTCAATAAGGGCGGACTCAATGAGTATCTTCATTGTCTGGTGTGCAAAGATTTTCGATTATATGTCCGCTCCACGGACGGGGCGGCTTTGGTGACGCCCGCCGATTTTGAATTGTATTTGTAAAGGATTATCAGATGATTAAATTAGGTGCGAAAAAGCCGGGAGACCAATATTTCATAGAGTTTGATTTTGCTCAATGGCTGACAGCAACGACAATAGCGCAGGCAGTCGTTACGGCTAAAGATTCGAAGGGAATCGATGTAACGGCCACACTGACAGATTCCACTCAACAATCCAATACAAATACTGCTGTTAATGTCTGGATTAAAGGCGGCGCAAGCGGTTCCTTTTACGCAATTTTATGCAAGGTGACAGATTCAGCCGGTGAGATATTGGAATTGGATGCTCTCCTGCCGGTAGCCGCTGCGAGCACCCTCACTACCTTAGCGGATTATATCGCGGCCATCGGTAGCCTGGTCGGCGGAGATCTTCCGCTGGGTGAAGCCGAAAAGATACAGGCGATCAACAAAGCGGTTAAGCGTTATTCTCTTGATAGGATTCGGGAGATTGCTGAAGATGAGACCGGCAACGGCGGATATGATTATGCCCTGGATCTGCTTGAATCATGGATCGAAGGTTTTTCGACCGTTAAAAAAATCGAATATCCGATCACGGATGATCTCTATGATAATTCAAATATTCTCACAGATGATGCCTGGATGATTTATCTGAAACCATCCGGAAAGGTGATCAGATTACTGGAAGATCAACCCGCTGTGACTGAAACACTGCGAATTACTTATACCACGCTCCATCTATGCGATGACACGCAATGCACGATTCCGGTCGCTGATGCAGAAGCCGTGCAGATGCTGTCAGCGGCTGGATTCTGCGACATGCTGGCCACATATTATTCACAGGATCAGGATAGCACGATCAAGGCGGATTCCGTGGATCACAAGAGCAAATCATCGGATTATGCGGCCAGGGCAAAAACCTATCGGCAGCAATATTTTAATCACCTGGGAATTCAGGAAGGCCAGGTTGTTCCGGCCAGTGCATCGAGGGCAGTACAGCCAAAACCGAGTTGGCGGTCGGATTCTCTGACGCATCCGAGGAAGTTTAGATAATGGACGTTAAGACAATCGTAAATTTAGACGCGCTGAAAGCATTGACGGCGAAATATCCGGAGGCTTCACAGAATGCCCAGGTCAGCCGGGTCACCGAAGCATTGCTGCTATTGGAAGCTGCGGTTAAAACGCAAACGCCCGTTGGCGCGGGGCCGATTCATTTACGCGATACAATATTTCAAAAGGTAACTTATGGGCAACCTGTCGTTGGTATTCTAGGCACGCCGTGTGTGTATGGCGAACCTGTGGAGATGGGTTCCGGCCCGCATTTTCCGCCGATTGCGCCCATTCAATTTTGGGTGGAAAAGAAACTGGGTCTGGAAGGTAAAAAGGCAAAATCGGTTGCTTATGCCATTGCCACTATTATGTCCAGAAGTTCGCGGTTAGGCGTCAAGATGTTTGAAAAAGGATTTTCGGAAAATGAACAGGCGATCATCCGCATCCTGGAGATGATCCCTGCGGATATCGTTAAGGCGGTGAATTGATGCCACTGGCAGATATAAAAGCACAGATCAAGGTTATTCTTTCCGACGTTCCGGATATCGGCGTGGTGCATGATTATGAGCGTTTCAGCAGGGATTGGAATAAATTTTTGGCTCTTTTTCAGGATACCAATAATCGGATTAACGGCTGCATGTTCACCCGCGAAAAATGCCCGAAAAATCAGATCACACTGGGCGAATATGAAAAAGCGCATATCTTCGTTATCCGGTTTTTTAGAGGATTGAATGATAGCGAGGGTACAGGAAATATTTTTGATCTTCATCTGGAAGATGTTGAGGCCGCTTTCCGCGATAAGGATACATTAAATGATACATGTCAAACCACAATGCCTCAATGGGGACCGATGAATAATGTAGACGGAATTCAACTGGATATCAACGAGAATCGCATGTTCGGCAATGTGCTCTGCCATTATGCGGAGATGCGGCTGTGCGCGATTGAAACAGTTCAAATATAAAAGACGTTAGGAGGAGGAGAAGATGGCACAATCACGATATAGATTAAAAGCAAGCAGTGAAAATTTTCAGATAGTTGATGGACCCGACGCCGGTAAAGAATTCATCCAGGAAAGAATATATGAAGCCGTCCCAGCGGAATATGCGGACAAATTTGAGGCGATGCCTGAAGGATCGGAAGCGGCGGCCACTGAATAAACAATAAAATATCCATTGTAAAAGGAGGATAAATATTATGCGAAGTTTCATGGCGACCAATAATTTAATGGTTGTTTCGGCAAATGCACAAGAAACGGTTATCAATATAGAACAAACCCTGGACACATGTCTATTGAGTGACATCACTGATATTCTTGACATTGACCCTCAACGGGAAAACAATGCCGACCAGGCGACCGGGCATGAAGAGCCGGACACCATTTATGATGACGGTATGCTTGCCAAAGGGACTTTCACTTTTTCGAAAGCTCAGCCTCAGCATTTTGCATTTTTGCTGGCATATGCTTTAGGCCAGAGATCATCCGCAGCGGCAGGCATTGGTTATCAGCATACCATTACACCGATTAGCGGAGATGTGGATATAAGCCGCTCCGTCCCATCATTCACAGCGGCGCAAAGATATGGATTGACCGTCTTGAAAAGACGATTTGCCTCCATGTTTGTTGATCAGGTGATCGCAACATTTGCCGCAGGCACTTGGTGTAAAATCGCCGCTACTCTTAAAGGCACCGGCAAAAAGACGGATAATATTGTTTCCGAAACTGTCAGTGCGGCAGGGAATGCGACATCCTTGACCCTGGCAGCCAATGGTGTGAATGGATCTGATGCAGCAACTAGGTTGGCTAATGTCCAGCAAATCAAAGTTGATCTCCTGGGGACGGGCGTCTATACAGAAGTTGCCTATTCAGCCGTATCCGGCGCATCACCGGCAGTTATAACAATTACATCTCCCGGCGGCACAGCCTCACCTGTTAATTATAAAATTATATATATCACGACTGAAGCAGGCTGGATGTCATTTCCGGCCCGTATCACCGAGGATCCTTTGAGAATCGCCCAAATGTCATTGATTATGGGCGGCGGATGGAACGGAACCACCTTCGTCGGCGGCAGACCAGTGCAGTCGGAAATCAAAACTTTGGAATGGACGTTCCAGAATAATTTAAAAGTTGAGTTTGTCCCCGGTGCTGGCGGGGCATATGCGGGCCGTGCACTGCGTGATGGCCGTACTCAAAAAATAAAATGCGATAAACAATTCCGCGATTTCATTTTACAACAGCACATCTCCGACAACGACACTTTCGGTATTTACATTCTGGCTCAGGGCGCGCTCTATGATGCCACCAATAATTATCAGGTCGAAATTATTTTCCCGAAAGTCGGCGTTTTGACATCGCCGATATCGCTCAACGGGAAGCGGCTGGCGGAAGCCGGAGACATACAGGTGCTTGAAGACAGCACCTACGGCAGCGTTATTGTGAGAGTGAAGAACAAACAAACCACATACGCGGGATAAAAGGTAGGGCTGTTAACTGAATACACAAACAACCGGCGCGATCAGGGGATCGCGCCCTACATAAAAAAACGAAGGAGAAAACATTATGAGAATTTTATCGGATGAACCCTGCAAAGTGACATTCACGGACAACATAGCAGGCGGAAAGATTACACTGGAATATCGTCTTCCGACACCGGATGAACGAGTTATATATTCAAATGCCCTGATTACACGAAAAGGCAAAAAAGTAGAATCGGCATATGGCGAAACTCGCCAGAAATGGGGCTACAATATTCTGACAGGCATTACTGATGGTGAATTTGGAAGAAATAAAAAGACTCCGATATCCTCCAGCCCGCAATCTCCCATCTACGATGCAGAATGGAAAGAAATTGTTAAAAAATTTGCACCGGATGTCATTGAGAGACTTGCAATGCATGTCTTTGAAAATGCTTTAACTATAAGCGAGGTTGAAGAGGAGGAAAACCCTACCTAGCGGATCTGGAAGCGATCCGCGAAGGACTTTGCGGCGAGTTTCAGCAGGCTAAATGCGCAAACGAATTCGGCGACATTCTGGAATCGGTTTGCGCCCGCTGCGAGCAGAAACGGAGTTTTGAGTTAAGCGAATATACTCACAAGATGCTGCATATTCGCTCATTGAAAAAGGCCGGATATCCATTCGGCAAAAATGATTTAAGCGTTGAGGAGTGGGAAGACCTGGGCATGTTGGAAGATGTTATTGAAGAAAGTGAAAGGAAACAACCCAGACCGGTTTATATGGTGGAAGTAAAAAATGGCTAATCAAAATACAATAAGCGTGCAATTAACCGTCAATGATGACGGCTCTGTCACCATGCAACAGTTCGGCAAGAACACCGAAGACGCGATGAACAAAGTCAGTTCATCTACAAAAAATACTGTCGGGCCGATGGAGACATTAAAAAACACTTATGTTGATATGATGGCTAAAGCGGCTACCGCTTATATGGCTGTGCAAACGGCTATGGATTACATGGAGAAAGGCGTAAAAGCCATGCAGGCGGAAGACACATTTAAGACGTTGACCGACTCTTCCGATCAGGCTGCGGATGATATTCTCGCCAATTTAAAACGCGCCACGGACGGCACCATTACCGATAGTCAATTGATGCAAAAAGCTGTTAAAGCCAACCTTCTTGATTTTACCGCTGAACAGACGCAGCAGATGGCCGAAATGGCGCGGCAGGCGGCGCGTGAAAGCGGCGAAGATGTCAATCAGACATTTGATACCATCGTAAACGCAATCAGCACCAATATGCCGCGCGGATTGAAGCAATACGGACTGGTCACTAAAGAACAGATGACCCTTATAAATCAGGCAATCGCGGACGGCGTGCCTAATGTTAATCTCCTGTCATTTGCCTGGGAAAATTACCAGAATCAGATCGCGAAAATCGGGCCGCTTGAAGAAAATGAGGCGGAAAGATTACAGAAGACTAAAAGCGGAATGGATGCCGCAGCAGAAAGCGCAGGTAAATTGCTGCAGGCATTAAAATCTACTTTCACAACTCTTTCCACCGAACCGATGGATAATTATTTTGAAAGGCTCGCGGGATTATCAAAAGAGGATCTGTCAGAGACGGGAGATAATTATAATATTGTTCACGCTGTTGTACCAACGCAGCCCAGCAGCGCGGAAGCGGAATTGCGCGCCGCACAGACTCTCATGGCGCAGAAAAAAGCCGATGTTGAAACCATGAAGGCCCTGGACAAAGATTACTTAACCTCTCAGGAAGCCAATATTAAAGTTATATCGGAACTTCGGAAAGCCGCTGGAGATGATGACTATAAAATTGCCTGTGATTCACTGGTAAGGCAAGAGGCGCTTAATGCCGAATACTATACAAGGATGAAAGCGGAGATCGATGCGGAAGCCGCCGCGCGTTCTAAAGCAGATAGAGACAAGATATCCGATGCCGCGTTCACCGCGCAAAAAATGCAGGAGTTGGATGCGCAAACGGCCAATAAGGCAATCTCATTAATGCAGCAGCGCACTGTGCTTTCTATTTCTACCGCGCAGGCGGATATCAAAAATCTGACCTCACGCCTGGCGGATTATCAGAAATATTATGATTCGCTAAAAGCGATGATGGATAAAAATCTCGCAGACGAAAAACAGCATCTGGCGGAATTAACAGCACTCCAGAAGCAATATAAGGATAATCAAACATCAACGGCGGCTCAATTGGCATTGGTCAATGGAACTAATAAAAATATGTCGCCGCAGCAGACGTATGATTCCGCCCGGTCGGCTCTTAATCAGCAGTTCATGGATATTACAAATACCATGACCGGGCAGGATCAATATAATGCGTTGGAGAAGTATAAACAGGCCGTCGTCGACCTGCAGCAGCAATTTCAGAAAGGCATTTCCGGAGCCAAAGATTTATTCGGCGGAGAATCACAACAGGATATTATTTCTGCGGCAAAAGTGGCCGAAGACGCGAGTTCAGATCTCAATCGAGCCTATGCCATACAACAGCAGGATTTAGTATCTCTGGCGGACGCGAAGCAGCAGCAAATTACGACGGATCAACTTTGGGCACAGACGCTTCAGCAATCTATGACCGATGCCCAGAATGAGATGGATAAACTTAAAGCCACGATTTTAGATTTATCGGATCAGATAAAAAATATGCAGAAGACGGTCGAACTGACTGGAGTGGATCATGTCTCCAGTGTTGTAGACAGCATCATTTCCAGAATTCAACTACTTCATACGCTGGCCAATGAACCGATTGTGATCGCAGCAAGCGGTGGGGCATCGGTTATTCCGAGCCTCCCGACTAATCCTTATGACAGCAGTTTAAATCTGGATTCAGGTTTAAATCTCAATGCCGGTCTGGCTCTCGGTTCATACGCCTCCGGCACGGATTATGTGCCGCGCACCGGTTTGTATCAATTGCATCAAGGTGAAAAAGTTATTACTGCATCAGAAAATAATGGCGGCAGCCGGAGTGTGAGTATTGGTAATTTAAATATTAATATACCGGCCAATGCAGCACCGCAGAGCGCGGCAGATTGGCGTTCAATTACACGTAATATTATTGTTCCGGAATTGCGGAAACTCAATTCTTGAAGGTAACAGGATAGATCATGGCCAATGTCATTTTCACACTAGGAGTTAATACTTTTACTTTTTCTAAAGGCCGGAAATTCCCTATTTCCGATCCGGTTCAGGTGAATGTCCCGACCGACATGACAGACGGCGGACAACTTTATGCCTACAATAAAGGCATAGCCGAAAAACTTTATAATCTTGTTTATGAGAAATTGCCGGCCACGGATTTTACCAGCTTTGAAAACTGGCTAAAAACAATAGCAGTCGGACCACTCAACACATTTCAGATGACCGATGAAAGCGGCGTAAATCATACCGTCCGTCTGATAAACACGCAAAACCCGCTGCAGGCGACAGGTGAAAATGCAAACGGTTTTTTGTATTCGGGAACGATTCAATTAAGGGAGGAAATTTAAGATGAATGAAATGGCATTATATAAATTACTGCAGCAGCATGTCGGAGATCTGAACCAACTCGTACTGGCATTATTCAACGGGCAGATAGCAGCAGCGGATGCGCAGGCCCAGGCGACGGCGAAAATAGAAGCCGTTCTGGCTACATTAAAAGCTTAAAAAAATAAATCCGGAGGGAAAAGAAGATGAGGGAATATGTAATATCGGCAGGTGGAATCACGCTGGCGAATCAGCCGGTGACACTGGCAAGCCTTATGCCAAGCGCGACAATAGGCTTTGAAATTCTTCGCGCGTGGGTGGCGCAGAGCGCAAATAATACGAGCGCACAGCAGCGCGTTCAATTGGTTACTCAGGTTACAGCTTTTCCGACCGTAGTAACCGCTACACCGGCAAAAACAAAATTTACCGATCTGGCTTCAGGAATCTCCGGCGTAGGCGGAGCAATCGCGGCAGGAAAATGCGGCATCAATGCCTCTGCCGAGGGAGCCGGAGCCAAATCGATAATTTGGGAAGATGCTTTCAATGTCCTCAATGGCTGGCTTTGGGTTCCGAATCCTGAAGAAAAAATAGTTCTTCCGCCCGGCATCGCGAGTTGCTTCAGTCTCTTCTTGCCTGTGGCACCGGCGACATTGACAAACTGGGCTTTTGGCATCGTTTTCAGAGAACTGTAAAAGGATAATTTAATGCGGCAACCTCCGACTACACGACGGCCTGCACCCAAGAGGCCGTCGCAGAATATTAAACCGAAGAAACTCGTACTCGACGGCACTTATAATTTTAACGTTGAGAGAAATAAACGAGACCAGGGTCCTAAACCTATTAATTTAGTGACCTTCGGATTTGACGTTCCGGTTTATGCTTCGGACAGGGATATTTCACCTGCAGGTGGTCCGGCTCATTTGAATTTAATAAAAACATGGGGGTTCATCGATACCAATATTGTCCAGACTCCAGGAAACGGGATTTTGGGAACCATCGAAACCGCCGATCTGCAGCTGACGATTGTCAATACAAACAATCCGCGTTTTTCCGATAATTTTTCTCCGACCGATCCGCCCGAAAACGTGACAGTGTATCTTTATCAGTGGTTTGCGCCGCTTCAATACAGCGAGAAACAATTGATTTTTAAAGGCATCATTGTCTCTCCGATTAAGTATGATGAGTATACCTGCACGCTGACGATTCGGGGCATCTTCGAAAAATACAATAATAAGAAAATAGGATCGGATAAAATCATTTATGCCGACAATTATCCGGACGCCGATCCTGACGAATACGGCAAGATGGCAAACATCATTTACGGCAATATCAAAAGCGTTCCCTGCAACGCGATTGTATGCGGGGATGTCAATAATCTTGTCGCCGACATTGACGCCTCTCAAACCAGCATTGAATTGTCCGATGCTTCATATTTCCCGGCAAGCGGTGTGGTTGGTTGCGATACTGAACAGATTTCCTATACCGGCAATACCGGCACAGTTCTAACCGGCTGCACGCGCGGTTATAATGGCACCACAGCCACTACGCACAATCAAGGCGCAGCCGTATGGGAAGCATTATCTTTATTTGTCTATTTGATCGCCGCGCATCCGGTTAATCAAATAACCGATATTTATTGCGATGGTCTTCGGATTACATCAATCTGCACGATTTATACCGGGCAGCCGGGCAATCAATTGGCCGGTTATGAAGGCATGGCTGTATTCACCGTGCCATCGCGTTTAACAAGACAGATGGCTATAGATCTGCTGATAAATGATGGCCTGACTATTAATGATGCCACCGCCGTTGTAGACACGATTGCCGTAAATGATGGAATATCTGTTTCCGATACCATCGCCGTGAGCACTGGAAGCCATAATCATCCGGCAGCGTCAGACAATATTTTTAGTTGGGTTTTCGATCAGGCAACGGATAGTCCTTATTCCGGACGTTCGCCAAACTTATGTATAGATAATGATCTGACGACATATTCCAATCCTATTCAGGGAAACACGACCACCTTGACAAAACTTACATCTGATTCGCCTGGCGGCACGCCTACCAAAATACTTCTTACAATGATAGTTCAGTGTTCGGATACCGTTCAATTTTCCTTTGCGGGTCAATCTTTAGCAGTAAATTCTGGCGGCAATAAAGCCTCCTATAATAGCGGCTGGCAGACACTTGGTTCCTCATATAATACATGGGCGAAATTATTAGCAACAAACGGGTCAGTACAACAGACTTCCGGCAGCGGTTCAACCAATTATTGTTATGGGGTATTTGTTCAGATACAATATACTCCGGACACGGGCGTTTCCAGTCCGGCCACCGGCGTCGCTAAAAGCGGATCAGCTTCGAAGACGGGTGCTGTTACAAAAACGGGAGCGGCATCAAAATCCGGCACAGTAACCCGCAGCGGCGCAATAACATTGAGCGGAAATTCGGTGGCGGATGTTCGTGTCGGTCAATTGATTACCGCGAATGTTTTAGGCTACCAGGATGATGCCAATGGTACTTATACCGGCACGCCTAATGCCCTGATCGAACAGCCTGACGCCGTTTTTAAACATATCTGGGCGGTTTTATTGGGCGCTCCCTTAACTGACATCGATGCTGTTTCTTTTGCGACAGCCGGGGCATTCTACGCGGCTAATACTTATAAATTTGCCAAGCTGATCAACTCACCTATCCAGGCGACTGATCTGTTTATGCGCCTGGCTCTGCAGTGCCGGTCCCGTTTTGTTGTTACCGGCGCGGGAACGGCTAAATTATTTATCCGGCAAAGCGGTCAATCGAGCATTAATTCTCTTGTTAAAAATGAGATTAAAAGGGATTCGCTCTCTGTTCAACGCAGTCCGGTCGCCGAGATCATCAACCTTTTTTACATCTATTATAATCTGGATATAACGAAAAGCGCGTCAGATCCCGCATCCTATAATTCCGCATTGCAGTTTACTGATGCCGCATCCGTTGCCCTTTATGGAATGCAGGAATGGACGGGGCAGGCCGATCTGTTTTGCTTCGATGCGGTTAACCTCGATGCGATGGCGCAGGATGTCGGCAATTTTTTAATCGGCTGGCATAAACGATCCCGGAAGATGCCAACATTCGGAGTTTTCCTGGATAATATTAATATTAATGTCGGGGATATTATTGATCTCACGCATCCGCTTGATACGATGAATGGTTTTATCGTGGAAGTATTAAAGCTTATATATCATTTGGGAAGTGCAAAACAAATTGACTGGATTGAGATCACAGGAATTGAAAATGCGACATAAATAAGGGAGAGGCGGACAGTATTTTCGGGAATTGCAGTTCCCAAAACCATGCGATTACGCGCAAGACGGGTTAACCCGCTACCATCCACCAGACCGTGACGGTGAGTTTATAGCAGGGTTCATCCATAATTTCAACAGTGGAGGATCGCATGAGAAGCTTTTTATCGTATTTAGGAGGGAAATCGTTGCTGGCAGGGAAAATAGTTCCCATGATTCCTAAACATACCTGTTATTGTGAGGTATTCGCAGGAGCCGCATGGCTATTGTTTAAAAAAGAGCAATCGGAAGTTGAGATTATCAACGATATCAATACTGACCTGGTCACATTATATAGGGTCGTAAAACATCATTTAGAGGAGTTTATAAGATATTTAAAATGGATATTAGTAGCACGCGATGAATTCGCGCGCTTTAAGATTGAAGAGCCGGAATCCCTGACAGATATCCAACGCGCAGTGCGCTTCTATTATCTGTTAAAAAATGCTTATTCCAGCAAACTTGTCGGGCAATGCCTTAATATTTCTACTTATCGGCACCCGAATTTCAATCTATTACGGATAGAGGAAGAACTGTCGGCGGTTCATTTGAGGTTGAATGGAGTTTATATTGAAAACAAACCATACAATAAAATTATCGAAAGATATGATAAGCCACACACATTTTTTTATCTTGATCCTCCGTACTATGGTTGCGAAGGCGATTATGGCCCCGGAATATTTAGCCGGGAAGATTTCCGCCTTCTGCGCGATATTTTGGATAAGATCAAGGGAAAGTTTATTTTATCGTTAAATGATCTCCCGAAGACGAGGCAACTATATAAAGGATTTAAGATGGAAAGTGTAAAGACTGTTTATAATGTTTCCGGAGCAAAGAAGACAAAAGCAAAAGAATTGCTAATTATGAATTATTAACCTGGTTGACATCGATCGATGTCGTGATTTTCACCGGCATGTTCGAGTTAGATCAGGAATTATATATAAGGATCATTTTTATCGTTTGATCCTGCATGATGACCTGGCCGGTCTTGAATATTTTAAAATGGTTCAAAATCGGACAGGATTTCTGCGCCTTGCGTTCTGTGATATTATTTTGTCGCCGATTGCTTTGTCGTGTCTCCGAATGCGTTTAGCTGTGTCTCCAATTAGCTTTCGCCTGACAGAAACCGATTTAAAACTTGCCGCGCAGAAACAAGAGGCCTATATTCAGGCACAAATGGGCACAATAACGGGCACAGTGACAAAAATTCCTACCGAAGTAAATCAAATAATTCTTCTCTAAACCATTGAAAATATTGGTGCCGGAGGTCGGAATCGAACCGACACTTTCGCAAGGAAAGGGGGATTTTGAGTCCCCTGCGTCTACCAATTTCACCACTCCGGCACGGGCAGCGATTATATAG